AGTTGACATTGAAGGATTGGTACTTGCCTATCTCCAAAGACGGGGTGGTGAAGCCATCGTTGTAGATGCTCTTTTGGTAGGAGTCCTGCGTGAAGTTACCACGCTCATCGCTGCGCTTAAAGAACGTAATGAAGTCAGCAACGCCAAAGCGGTTGATGAACGCTACCTGCACAGGGTCGTACTTGGGTTCGCAGATTAGATAGTAGCGTACTGTGGCAATAGTGTCAGTTGCCGAATCCTTTAGAACCGCATCATAGTAGTCCCCTGCTTCGTGAGTAGAGGGCTTAATGGCGTTATCTATGTATGGATTGTTCTCAAGGTTGGCAGGGCCTAAACCTGCGTAAATCACAAGGTCTTGCGAGTTGTTGCTTGAAGGGTCGGGAGGCACGGGGTTGACTGCACTTGTGTAGAAGGTATCGGCATCGCCATTGTTCCAAACAATCTCTATTTCTGCGAGGTCATTGACCGTGCTATTATTTAATGCAAGGGATTCGTAGTTGCCGATAAGCACCTGCCTATCTCTGCTCGTTGCAAGCACCAACTGCGATACCGCAACAGGGGCGATGTTATCACGGGTTGCCCATCCATCGGTTGTGATAAAGGCTTCCGTAGTGCTATTAGACCATATACCTGATTCGGGCGCACCTCCATTGTCAGAGTAAACCCAATCACCAAGAGGCGCAACCCACAATACCTCCGAAGGAGGACTCTGCGTGAAGCCTATGTCATTCCATACGCTGAAGTCGTGGTAGAACTCCGAGCGGATAAGGTCGCTGATTTCGTAGTTGATTACCTCGTTGATAGAGTACGTCTTATTTAGAGAGTAGTTTGCAGTTGCAGGTGGTGAGGTTTTTACCCCATCGTAAATCTTTAGCTGCAATGACATCTCATCAAGTTGGTCAAGAGCAAGAGCGTTGTTTTTGCCCGTGATAAACAAAGGGCTGCGAGCCATTGACAAGCTTGCGGGGCGTGATAAAGTAGGTGTACTCATTGTGTGGTAAATGCTTTGAAGTCTTCTTCGGTTAATTGAAATGCCTCTACCAATTCAGCAGGTAGTTTCTTAAACGCCAATCCAAAGGGAGTGCTGAAGAACTTGGTAGCAGGGATTCCTTTGTTGTAGATGCTGCGAGCAAGGGCAAACTGAAGGCTCTGCCTCTTTACAAACTGCCCCTTCTTATTTCGTACGCCATCCAATCCCTTCTTGATAGCCCATTGGCTGAACGCCTTTGCAGGCGGCATCTTATTGGTGTACTTGTAAGGAGAGGTCTGTGCGCTTGCATAGGTGCTTTTTGCGCCCCTTACTCCCTTGTCTTGATACTCGCCATAGTCATCCATTGAGAACGTCAAGGAGAACGAACTTGGCCCTGTTTGCAAATCGTAGCTTAAAGAGTTGTATAGGTTCTTGCTCGCATTGCGTTTGCCCCGCGTAAGGTTGGACTTGGCCTGCTGAATAACATACCCTGCAAACTTCGCAAGCACCGCTTGTATCAAGTCCTTCCGTGCCATTTTAGCAGACGCTTATCTCGGTGTTTGCTAGCAGCACATCAAAGGTTGCAGTCCATCCCGCAAGCAGGTTCTCAAACCTCTCGCTAAAGGGAACGCAAGAAGCAGTACCATCCAACTGGTAAAGGTCGGTGTACAGAGTACCCCTCCGTAATTCCTGCACCACATCGTTGATTACTGCTAGTTGCGTGTTCAGTATGTTCTGCTCGTTGCTGATGCCATAGAACGGCTCTGCCTGCAATCTTGGGTTCTCTTTGGTCTCATCTACCAAGTCCATACAAACAAGGCTTACGTTCATACGAACTACTTGTCCATCAAATGTTGCTTGGTTGATAATGATGTGCGACAAAGGGAAGATGGTCTGCTTGTTTAGGTCTATGTCAAAAATATCCCCTGTGGTTACCACGTTGACTTGGCTATTGGCTTCAAGGGTGTCTTTGAGCTTGGTGGTGATGTCGTAGAACTGTCTCATTTTATTGACTTTTTTATTAGGTCGTTTTCAACTTCTTGCTTTTGCTTTTCAAACGTGAGGAAGTGTAGGCACTCGTGGAGTTGAAGTTGTGTAATTGCTGCAAACTGCCTAATGTCTCCTTTAGCAAGTTGATAGATTGTAGCGTACCATCCCCCTTGCTTGCTGAATTGTCCTTGCTTGGAGTATTCGTTTGACTCTTCGCCTCCAAAGAGGTCAGCATAGCCTGCAACAATTCGTTCCCTAAATGCCAAAAAAAAAGCGTTGCGCCCATAGCAACACTCATCGGGGCTTGCTTCATCTGCTCGGCATACCTGCCTGCGCCTTCATACGGCTCTATCAGATACCGATGCTTGACCTCGTTTGTGATAGGGCGATACAAAACTGCCATCGCTTTGTGCAGGTCTTGCACGTCTTGCAGGTAGCCATCAAGGTCAACGAACTCGCCATAGGTGATATTGTCTAGTTCTGGGATGAACCCGTACTTGGTGTCCCCCATCGTGAAGGTTGGCGTAAGACTTGGCTTCTCGTTTATCATCGCACTTATGTGCTTGCTGATGTGGCTCACATCTTTGATGCGCACGTTGGGAAGATTAGCCAGAGGCACTCCGCAGAATATCTCAAGCATCTTGTGGGTCAAGAACTCCTCATCGCCCTCCAACCTCGCAAAGCGTTGGTATTGGTCAAGCGTTATCTCTGATAGGGCGGTGGGTACAATTACCTTTAGTTCCATTGTATTAAAATAACCTTTTAGTTTTAGCGTATGGCATACCTGCCAAAGTTAGGGCGGCTCAACTTGTTATACGTTGCATAGCGAAGTGCATCGATTGCGTGATTGAAGGCATCGATGGGGCGATTAAGCAGGTTTCCATTTTTGTCTTCTACCCATTTGTAGTTCTGAAGTTCCTTGATTAGGTTGCTGCTTCGTGGTGTTACAAATAGCTTGTGCCGCTTCAGCACGTCAATGCCCACAATAACGCTATCTGCGCCCTTCTGCGTGGGTTTCACGTTCCATCCCATACGATGCAGCTCCTCAATACTTTTAGGCTCTGCAGAGTCAGCAAATACCTCCGTGCGTCTGTCAAGCCCAAGTGAGTTTAGTACGTTGCTGATGTCGGGGTTGGTCATCCCTGTGCGGTAAATCAATTCATCTACATAAAGATTGTCTCCTGACTTATAGACTGCCACGAGTGCAGTAGGATCATTAGTGTACCCAAAGTCCATTCCGTGACATAAGAGCGTGGCATCCGTTGGTATCTCTGCTTGTCCGTATTGGAAGATGGTGGCTCTGCTCATACCACGTTCTCCTAATCCGTAGATTCTCCAATAGTCGCTATCGGTATCACGCAAGCGTTCTATTTCCTGTCGGATGCTGCTATCAAGGAACGGGTTATCAAGGTAGGTGGTCTGATGGAAGTCGCAGTCATCACGGGTTACCACCTTATCGTATATCCAATGGAATGCATCAGAGGGGTTGTAGTCAAGGATTGCCCTGCCTTCGGTTCTCAAAATGAGTTGCTGCCAATCCTCATACGTGAGTTCGTTGGCTTCGTTGATGTATAGCAAGTCCCTTTTGCGCCCTCGTATCTTTTGCGGTTGGTCAAGGCTTATGAACTCCACAAGGTTACCGTTGAGATAGTACTCGTGGCTTGACCTGTTATGATAGCTCTCGTTGTACAGGTCGTGGTTGCGCAGTATCTCAAAGAAGTCCCGCATCACCGAAGCACGAAGCGCAGGGAATGTCTTACGGCATATCGTGATGGTCTTGTTGGTTTCTCGTGTGCTATAATAGAAAATCACCCATAGCAGGATGTTGTAAGTCTTACCGCTACGAGTACCGCCCTGCTCAACGACTATCTTCTTGTCGCTGCGCTTTAGGTGGTTGTAAACCTTATTCGTGTAAATCTTCGCCAAGCACTTCAATTTGGAATAGCTTGCCCGAAGATACGTCTACCTCTTGGCGTTCCACGTACCCACGCTTTTTGCCTTTGGTCTTTAGAAAAAAGATAGTAGCGGTGGAGTTGCCCTCCTTTATCTGCTTGTGCAACTGGCTCTCTGCAAAGTCAATCGCTACGTCTGATAGTTCATCGACTGCTGCTTTGTATTCTTTGTCCTCTTGCAGCCATCGGTAATGTGTTTGCCTTGCGATGTCAACGCTCTTGCAAGCGGATGTAACTACGCCCAATGTTTTCTCCAACGCATCGAGCATTGCCTTTTTATGGATGTCACTACTTGTCATAACGGTTGCCGTTTATTTTGATTTCAAGGTTTGGGTCGAGCTTGTGCATTCGGTCAATTATAACCTGACAGTATTTAGGTTCAAGTTCCATACCGTAGCACTTACGACCAAGCTGATGAGCCGCCACCATAGTAGAACCACTACCGAGAAACGAATCCATAACAAGACCACCATCAGGGCAGCTACTTTTTATGGCTCGCTCACAAAGAGGAATTGGTTTTGGAGTAGCGTGGCCTCCTTCACTACCATCTTTCCTGTGGCGAGGGAAATGCCACACGTTGTTCATATTGTCGTGAGTGTTGTTGAAGTATGCACGTGTTTTATAGTAATCAGCTTTAAGCACATCGTAATCAGCTTTAAGCACATCGTAATCAGCTTTAAGCACATCGTAATCCTTGTGAAACGCTGAACCTTTTGCAGCGGCACGGATTGTTTCGTAATGCTCACGGGTAGGGAAGTGCCATTGACTCTTGCTGAAATAGTGAGTGGCTGATGTCTTACCTGTTATTTCAATAATGTCAGAAGAAGACCAACCCATCCTGTTACGTTGAGTTAGTAGGTATTCACGAATTGACTCAAAGCCTTCAAAATAATTGTCTTTATTATTATTGAATCCCTGAACGCCAAGCATAACAAACAGGCATTTTTCATCTGCCGTTGCAAAGCTGCGTGTAGTTTCGGAGTTCTGACTTTGACCGCTACCCTTGTCCCACGTCAGAAGGTTTCTAAATGATAGCTTTCCTTCTTTTGCGTATGGCTTTAGAATGTTGCTATATATGTCCATCAAAGGCTCATCAATTCCCCAACAATACCAAGAGCCGTTCTCTTTTAGGTTCATAAACTGAACGGGAATCCATTGCCTGTTGAACTCAAGCAGGTCATCATAGTTGAGGTTGTCATTCAGAACGCCATCGTTCTCCTTCTTCATTCCGTATGGTGGGTCGTTGTGAGCAAGGTCAGCCTTCTGTCCATCCATAAGCCTTGCGACTGCATCGCTATTGGTAGAGTCCCCACATAGCAGGCGGTGGTTGCCTATCTCTATCAAGTCCCCTAAAACTACGTCTGTCTTTATTTCGGATGGTGCTTCGTAGTCATCCTCCTCCGCTTCTAGTACAGGGGTATTGTCAAAGGGCAGTTCAAGACCCCAATCTTCTAATGCTTCCACATCCCATTGGTTAGCGAGCAAGTCCCAATCCCATTCACCGAAGCCTACGTTGTCCTTAATGATAAACTCAGCCTTCTGCGCATCGGTCAGTTGGTCTGCCACGATGATGGGTACTTCCTTCAGTCCTGCGGCTATGCAAGCCTTAAGGCGCATATTTCCCCCAAGCACTACCATATTGCCATCTACTACGATTGGGCGCAGCTCAAGCATCTGTGGGAACTCCTGTATGGACTTTACAAGCTTCTTGAACTTGTCATCCTTTATGATTCTTGGGTTTACGGGGTTTGGTATGATTGTACCGATTGCTGCTCTTTGCATAACTAAATAACTCTTTTTGATAGGTGGTGGTTGTGTGTTGCTTGAAGTCGCTGCTTCCATTCTTTGATGTCACCATAGGCAACGTGGCAAGGTCGGCATAGAGCCATTAGGTTTTCTATGGTATCAGCAATTTTGCTTCCACCCATCCCACGAGATTCTATGTGGTGGATGTCTACGGCAGTACCTCCGCAGACTTCGCATCCTATCCATTCACTTGTGGAGTAGCCCATCCCTTTCAGGTAGACCTTTGTGTGGTTCTTCATAGTCCGCAGTATCCCGTATCACAGGAATCAAAGTCATTATCAAAAAGGGACTGCTGCGGTTTGTGGTCTTTGATTTTGGCGTATGTTGTTTCTTTCTTCCATTGCGCACCGTGTTGCTCCTGCTCCACGAACCAATCAAACTTGTTAGGCTCTTTGTCGCTCATATGTTTTAATAGCATTGGGTTTCGGTGGAAGCATCCTACGCAGTTGTTCATATAGGCGAAGCGCACAGGCTTGTCTTGCCAGTAGGACTCTATGGTGTCCTTGTAGGTGTTTGCTTCTATCAATGGGAACTCTACTACTCGGTATTTTACGTTAGTCCATTTGAATCGGTTGTTGCTCCTTCCCGTTTTTACCTTTGCATACTCTACTCCGTCAAGTTGACGTTCAAGCATACGCTGCGCTCTGCCTTGCTCGTTGGAACGGAAGCCCATCCTCATAGTCACAGGCAACTCTGTGTTTTCATATAGCCATTGGGTGATGGGCTTTACTTTTAACTCGGTTGTGCAGTACCTCATCATCACATTCGGCAAGTGCCGATATTCTGTACCATCAGCCTTTGTGCCTCTTGTCTTTGTTAGCACCTCATCAAATGACTTGGGGCTAATCCAATGAATCTTGCGGCCTATGTATTGCTCAAGGTCAAGCATCGTGTAGATGATTTCATCCTGCTCAAGCGTTCCGATAAACTCGTGGCCGATTCGGTCAGATACCTCTTGCCTTATTTTGGCGTCGGGAAATAAAGATTTTGGGTGCGTTGTCCTCACAAGGGAGAATAACTCAATGTCCGCAGGATAATGCACCGACATAAAGGAGGAGGTCTTGCCTCCCGACAATGAGTTTACAGATTTCACTTTAGGGCGTTGTAGTAGCAAAGGTACTGCTCTACGCAGATAAGTGTTCCTTGCTCGGATGCTGCTTGGGCAAAAGTACCGTCTGCCTCGTAGGTCATCTCAAAGCGCAGGTTGGGTAGGTCGTATGGCTTAAACATATAGCAGGCGGTGTCTATGTTGCCGACTTGGGGTTGGTCGGTAGGGCGTAGCCTACCTATTTGCCCCCACGTTACGATAGAACAGTCCAAAGCGTTTAGGTTGTTCCACTCCTCAAGGAATTTTGGGTGCAGGATATTGTCATCATCTAAATAGTAAACCCAATCCTCTTTGGTAAAAGAATCAGCATACAAGTCAAGGAACTCATTGCGCAGGGGGTGGCCTGCGAAACCCGTGCGTGTGGAGTAGTGTGTGACTGATGCGCCTGTTGCTCCCTTGAAGTCGGTAGCAGCATCCATCATTACCACCCACGTTGCGTACGCAGGGATATGTTGTTTTAGCCTAACGAGGTTATGAGGGCGTGAGCAGGGCGTGACTATGTAAAGCATCGGAGTTCGTTTATCTTATCCATCGTGAAGTCCTGCACGTAGTTGTATAACGATTCCGTTAGGTCTGCCACTTGGTTAGGGTTTTCTTTTAACCTCTTGATTGCTCCTGACCATTCGCTTGGGTGTTTGATGGCAATACAATTATCCTTTGTAATATATGGTGAATAGGGTTGCGTGTTGCTCACTATTAAAGCGCATTTGCTAAACCCTGCCTCCAACATCTTCAGGTGGGACTTGCACTTGGCGAACTCGGATGTCGTAAGCGGCACAAGGCTAACGTCAAAGAACTCGTAGAGCTTGTGGTAGTGTGATGGTGGCATCGTGGGCAGCCTATGGCTTGCCTTCATAATATCGGGGTAACCATCTACCTCTGCGACATACCCTTGATAGCCCTCAAGGTTGATTGTGGACTCTCTTACGTCTGCTGCGTGGTGGTTGCCACCAATATACCCGAAGCGTACTTCTTCACTTGGCTCTCTCTCTACCTGCCACGTGGGTACGCTGATGGCGTTTGGTATGATTCGGATGTTGGTATTGTACTTTTTAACCTTTGAGGCAAGGTGCTTGTTGGTCACCCATACCTCATCTGCTGCTTTCATAGATCGCACAATGCGCGTTCTCATCTGCTCAACGTACAGACCTTGCAAAGGATGCGTAGGTGGCAGAACCCACCAGTCATCATTGTCAACGATTAGCTTGATGCCCTCCTTACGGCAGAGCTTTACAAAGTCCTCAAACGGCTCAACAGGGAATGTCCGTGAAGAATAAATGTGCGTGACTTTAGGCCACATTTCGGGGTCAATGTCCGTAATCTTCTCAATAAAAAAAACATCTACATCCTTGTGGCATATCAAGGGTGCAAATGTCCTGTGGTGAGATACTCCCGAGTTCTGCTTATGGAACGCAAGAACGAATGGTCTAATCATAGTGTTCTAAATCGTTGTGTTGGTCTTTAGGTCTGCGCTTCATTATTGGTGGTCTCTCCTTTTCTCTTTGTTCAGCAAGACACTTCGCAGCGTAGCCTTTAGGCATTCCTTTCGTTTTGCGCCTCTTGGCTTTATACCTAATTGTTGATGCCTTGCCTTTTCTCATTTCGCTCTAAATATCTTACATACATCCGAGCAGCTACGGCTCTACGTTGTGGCTTGAAGGGGTAGGTGCTACGGAGCTGCGCCATAGCTATCCTCATAAATTGGTCTTGCATCTCTCGTTGGTGTTAAAGGTTAGTATTCCAATAGTATTCACATTGCCCGTTCTTTATGGGTACGCCAAAGAAGAACGACTGATACATTCCCGTAGGTGCGGTAAAGCGGTAGCAGGTTTCTTTGAGGGCGCAGCCCTCGCCTGTGCATTTGGCGATGTCGGTCATAACGTGCCAACAACTGTGTACGAATCCAAGTCCTCACCCAAGATGAAGAACTGCTTGTACATTTCAATAGCCTCAAGGGTCTTACGCTCACCTTCTGCTACAAACTCAGGGCTAACTCCATAAATACCTATGTCAAGGCTTGCCTTATCAATAGCGATAAAAAAGAACTTGTCAATCGGCACTCCGAACAATCGGGTGTAAATGAACGCTTGAACATTATAGCCATATTTTTGAGCTGAAAAAGGGAAGGCTCGGAGGTCTTGAGTACTTTTGATGTCTGCGAGAAAACCATCAGCGTAGATGTCAGCCTTCGCCCTAAAGGGCAGCCCGCCAATCATTCCAATTCTTGGCACTTCAAACTCGCAACCAGTAAGCAGACCCAGTACGTTCTCATTGCGCAGGAGCGCATCAGAGATACTTTGCGCCTCGTTGTACTCCTTACGGGTACAAAGGTTGCGCTTGCCCTTTGCATCCTGCCAAGCCTTTGCGTTCTTGCTCTGCACCTCAATCACTTCGTAGTCTGCTACTCTGTGCGGCTCAAGAGCCATCAAGTGAACGAGTCTACCTACTGCAAACGCATCGGATTCATCGCTGCCGTACTTCGTAACGTAGTGGTACGTCTTGGGTGATGTCAGCAGCAGCTTGCAAGCAGAGGAGGATAGGGCGTTCTTACCCAGTACCCCGTAGTAAAATTGGTCATCGTGCATCTTCTCAAGGATTGTGTCCATATCCCAAGTGCTGCCGTCTAAAAGTTCTATGATTTTCATTTTGATTCTGTTTTGAATGTTGCTTCGTACCATTCTTCAAAAGGCACACGAAGCAAGGCATCGTGGTAGGCTATACGCAAGGTGACTTTCTCAATGTGTTCTATGTCTTTGAGGATTGATTCAGATATGTCTGCCGACTTCAGTTGTCGGAGTAGTTGGGAGATAGTTTCGTATTTCATTTTGATTGGTTTTAATTATTCTTCGGATGCTACGCTCGTAGCCCAATTCAACCACTTGGTGTAGATGTCATCGGCAAGCTTTGGGGCTTCTCCATAAATGGATGTGGTGGGGTATGCTACGGTGTTAGTGTAGCCATCCTCGTTGTACGACTCCTCTATGTATGTGATGTCCATCTCGTAGTTGTAGAAGTCAGCAACGTGAACGTAGCCGAGAAACTTGGCAAGGATTTCATCGGAGTTCTTGTTGTCTGGGTCGTAATCCTCAAGGGCATCCCAATAAGACTGTGGTAGTAGGTCGGCATCTTCAAGCCAGAACTTTAGGTCGTTGTAGGTAAAGGTCATCTTACAGGCTTATTAGAAATTCAACAAGGGCAAGGCTGCCAATAAGGGTAAAGATAATCGCTAATGAAGCAACTGTCTTTGCAAGGTAAACTTTGAATTGGTACATCTGATTGGTTTTATAGATTGATGTTACGCTGC